TACTTACTCGTTTTTTGGCCGAAAAAGACGGCTTCCTAATGTATTCAGCAGTGACAAAGGAATCGCAGCCCACGAAGTACGAAGTGGTATTAATTCAGAAATCCAATCGCTGGCAAGTGACGTTAACCTACTCGGAGCTATTGGAACTGCAAGAGAAATTGTTGAGCGCGGACTTGACGCAAGAATCTTCATGCTTGTCCATGACTCAATCGTGGCACTTGTTAAGACCGAGCACGTAGAACAGTATTGCGAAATATTGCGTAGTAATACTCAATATAACTGGGGCTGCAATATTAGTGGCTTTCCTATTGGCGTAGATCAAGATATTGGAGATGACTATAGCTTTGGACACTTTGAGGAAACCTATAGAACTGACGGCAATAGTCTGGCCCGTATTTAGACTAGGAGAGCGTGAGCCGCAGCAGTTAGGCGGCTTAATATTCTTTCGCAAAGAATATGTAGATCAAGATACAGTTGTATACAGTGATAACTATCGCGTAGTAGATGATAAGAATATAGCTAAGCCTACACTAGGGTTGCGCAGACTGCAAATTGGCGACAGCTTATATCCTATAGGCACAGCTATCTACTTCCTACAAGACGTAATAAAATTAGCAAAAAGTACTACATGGTTTATAGACAACCATGGACAATTATTTCAACATAAAAAAACCAGGCGCGCCAAGCTGCAAACATACAGACTAAAACAAGTTTTCCCTGCTCAAGGCATTGGGTGTGTTTTAGAGGTTGAGGGTCTGGCAGAACGCTTTAAAAGCCTACAAGTACCACAAGACGACGAACTATATGCTGGCATACTTAGCTATAGTGGAAGAAATTTATTATATGGATTTTACAGTGAGCCAATTAAACCTACTTGGAGAAAAGTGTGAAAGCTATTATTAGCAACAGAATCTACATGGATAATCCAGGTAGTGCTGCTAGTAAATTTATTATGAATACACTTACCTATAAAATTCATAAAAATACTGGATCAAAAAAGTTTGTTAGTGTAGAAACTATTAAAAACTATAAAACTTATACTGGTGGCATGATTAGTGTGCCGCAAGGCAGATTAGACTTAATACCAGACGGTTATAACATAGTAGATAAGCGCGTTAACAATCCTGTGCCGTTTCCTACAGCTAGATATGAGCTTAGACCAGATCAACAAGAAATATATGATCAAGTTACAGATACATGCTTTATTAATGCACTAGTAGGTTGGGGTAAAACATTTACTGCACTACACATTGCTCGCAAGTGGGGTCAAAAAACACTAGTAGTAACACATACTACAGCACTACGAGATCAGTGGCATGAAGAAATTGAAGCACTATTTGGCATTAGCCCTGGTATTATAGGCAGTGGTAATTTTGATGTAGAAGATCACTTTATTGTGGTAGGCAATGTACAAAGCATAGTAAAAAATCTAGCTAAGATTAACAAAGAATTTGGTACAATAATCTTAGACGAAGCACACCACTGTCCTGCTACAACATTTAGTCAAACTATAGATAGTTTTCATGCTAGATATAGACTAGCGCTTAGTGGTACAATGCAGCGTAAAGATGGTAAGCACGTACTATTTCAAGATTATTTTGGCGCAACAGTATTTAAGCCAGAACAAGCTAATACTATTAATCCAGTAGTACACTTAGTTAAAAGTAATATATCCTTAAAACACAATGTGCCATGGGTAGAAAAAATCAATGAACTAACGCAAAGCGATTATTATAGAAAGTTTATCAGTGCCCTAGCTACATATCATATACAACATGGACATAGTGTACTTGTTGTAGCAGATCGTGTAGAATTTTTGGAGAAAGTAAAAGAATATGTTGGAGAAACGTGTTTGTTGGTTACTGGCGACACCAGCTTTGAAGAACGGCAATATGCTAAAGAACAAATCCTCAACAAACAAAAAATGTGCATTGCTGGTAGCCGTCAAATCTTCAGTGAAGGAATCTCAATTAACATACTCAGCTGTGTCATCTTAGCAGTACCAATGAGTAATGATAGCTTACTAGAACAAATTGTAGGTCGTATTATGCGACCACATCCTGGCAAACTAAATCCAATAGTAGTAGATATTCAGTTCAGTGGTTGGACTGATAAAAAGCAGAATACTGATAGACTAGGCCTTTATATGAAAAAAGGTTGGGAAACTATATCGGTATAGAAATTTTAACTTGTAGTAGTTGGTCTACTGTGTTATAATATATGATGAATCAAAGAAAAAGTTTTCGTTTTAGTCTTGATAAATTGCAAACGCTAGCAAAAGGTGATGCAATTAAGTTAGTAGAAATTCTTGAAGAATATTACAAAGGGTTTTATATTAACCTAAACGGCACTAGTTATTTAACTAGTCCAGGACAACTTTTCTTTGATCGTAACACAGATATACTATTTAAATCGCAGTATATACAACTAGCGGCACGTAGAAGTTATCAGCAATATAAAGATTTAGGTTACAAACACTTAGACTTATCTTACTATCCAGACCTAAAAATCGATGCAATAAAATACAATCCGCTAATAACAATTGACAACAATAAATTATATTTCAAATACGAGGAATAAATGGCACTTAGCTTTAAACAAACAAAAGGTAAAGCAGCTACAAATAAAGTAGAAACTTACGAGTACAAAGACGGCGAAAATACCGTTAGATTAGTTGGCGGAGTTTTGCCACGTTATATTTACTGGACTAAAGGCACTAACAACAAGGATATTCCTATCGAGTGCTTGGCCTTTAGCCGTGAAAAAGAGAAGTTTGACAATCTAGAAAAAGATCATGTACCTGATTACTTTCCAGATTTGAAATGCAGCTGGAGCTACTCAATTAATTGTATCGACCCTAAAGATGGACGAGTTAAGGCACTTAATCTTAAAAAGAAATTGTTTGAACAGATTCTTACAGCAGCAGAAGATTTGGGTGATCCTACAGACTATGATACGGGTTGGGACGTAGTATTTAAGCGTAATAAAACTGGCCCACTTGCATTTAATGTTGAATACACACTACAAGTATTACGTTGCAAGCCTCGTGCTCTTAGTGCCGAAGAAAAAGCAGCAGCCGATAGTGCACAAAACATTGATGAAAAGTTTCCAAGACCTACAGCAGATGAAGTCAAAGCTCTACTAGAAAAGATTACCACAGCTCAGGAAGATGATGGTGATGCAAGCGAGCAAGAAGCTATCAAAGAATTAGGTTAACAATGGGCCCGGTAATTTAGATTACTGGGCCATTCTTTTTGGAAAAACAATGAAAGTACTATTTACAGCTGACATACATATAAAATTAGGGCAAAAAAATGTACCACAAGATTGGGCTAGAAATAGATACAATTTATTGTGGAATCAACTAGCTGAACAACAAACTAAAGCTGATTTATTTGTTATAGGTGGAGACGTATTTGATAAATTACCTAGCATGGAAGAGCTAGAGATTTATTTTGATCTTATAAGTAATTGTAATATTCCCACATTTATTTATAGTGGTAATCATGAAGCAGTAAAGAAGTCTACAACCTTTATGACTAATCTAGCTAAAGTTACTAATACTATGAATCGTAAAGTTATCATACTAGATGACTACTATAGTGACTATGGTATTGAATTTGTACCCTATAACAAACTAAAAGACTTTGAACAAAATAATCCATGGCCAGAAGGTGGTCAAGTATTGTGCACACATGTTCGAGGAGCTATTCCGCCACATGTAACACCTGAAGTAGATTTAAAAATTTTTAGTGGCTGGGACGTTGTTTTAGCCGGAGACCTACATAGCTATGAAAATTGTCAGCTCAATATTCTCTATCCCGGCAGCCCTGTTACTACTAGCTTTCATCGTCAGCCTGTTGACACAGGTGTAATCTTACTAGATACAGATACACTAAAACATAATTGGATTAAACTAGAATTACCACAACTTATACGTAAAACTGTTGGTGCTAGTGACCCTAAACCGCCAACACCGTATCACCATACAATTTATCAAGTTGAAGGCGACTTGCAGGAGTTGGGTGAGCTAGAAGATAGTGAGCTGATTGATCGTAAAGTAATCAAGCGCACTAGTGATGTGCAACTTATGCTAGACGGCGACATGACACTAGTAGAGGAAGTCCGTGAATACTTACACTATATACTCAGCTTGCCAGAAGCAACTATTGAGCGTGCTGTGCTTGAGGTGCAAAATAATTTAGACAAGATAGAACATGAATGAGTACCATCCCAACATGATTTATGTAGCCAGAATAATTGCTGAGCGTAATTGTGGCGATCAAGAGCGTTGGTTTGACTACTATGATGAAGCCAAAAACACCATACTACTAGTAGAACAACTAGGATTTTTAAATAAAAAGCGGTTTTGGAAAAATGATAACAATCAAAGAACTACGCTGGAGTAACTGCTTTAGCTATGGTGCAGGTAATGTTATCAACTTTGTTAAAGCACCATTAACACAATTAGTTGGTAAAAACGGACACGGTAAAAGTAGCGTAGCACTTATCCTAGAAGAGGTACTGTTTAATAAAAACAGCAAGGGTATTAAAAAGGCTGATATACTTAACCGATACATTAAAGAAAAAAGTTATAGCATAGAGCTAGATCTAGAACGTGATGGTAATGACTACACTATTAAGTGTACGCGCGGCACACAGCAAACTGTTAAACTATTGAAGAATAATGTAGACATTAGTGCACACACAGCTACGCAAACCTATAAAATCATAGAAGATATTATAGGCATAGATCATAAGAGTTTTGCACAGATTGTTTATCAGTCAAACGCTAGTAGCTTAGAGTTTTTAACTAGTGCTGATACTGCTCGCAAGAAGTTTCTTATTGAAATCCTAAACCTAACCAAGTATACTAGAGCTGGTGAAGTGTTTAAAGAGCACAGTATTGATCTTGGCAAGCAAATTAGTGAGTGTCAGGGTAAAATTACTGCTATTAATAGTTGGCTAGACAAATATGAAAAAAGTGATTTAACAACCAAAACCATCAAGCCTGTAGAAGTGCTAGATGATAATTTAGCTAAACAGGTAGCACAACTTGAGCTAGAAATAACTAACATAGATAAAACTAATCGTAAGATTAATCAAAATAATATCTATATAAAACAACTAGATAGCATAGACCTCATAACAGGTGCAAAGCCTATAGATCAAGCTAAACTTAAACAGGCGCAACAGCAACAAACTGAATGTATGAAAACAGTGCGTGATGGTGAAGCGTTTATTAAACGCCTAAACAGTTTGCGTGGAATATGCCCTACTTGTTTTAGTAGTATTGACGAACACAAAGTTGGCGAACTAGTAACAGTAAAAACTGCTGAGATTGAAAGTGCTAGGGCTGAAGCGGTAGCAAATTTAGTTATAGCTAGTGAGCTAGAAACTCAAGATAAACAATATAAAGAAGCAGCACGCGTAGAACAAGAGATTGAAAAGCTAATGTTGCTAGTAGACAGAGCCTTACCACAAAACGTACTAGATAAAAATGAACTACAAGATCAATATAACAACCTGGCTAGAACTCTACAAGAAACTCAACAACGCATCAAACTTGCAGAAGAACATAATAGTCGGGCGCAACAACACAACAGCCGCGTAGAGACTATTAAGCAGCAGCTGCAAGAGATGAGTGCAGAACTGGAAGAACATAGCTTTCAGCTTAGCATAATGAATGAGCGCATGAGTATACTACAAGTACTCACAAAAACATTTTCAACAACTGGGCTGGTTGCCTACAAGATAGAATGTTTAGTAAAAGATCTAGAAGATATTACCAATCGTTATCTAGTAGACCTTAGTGACGGTAGATTTCAAATAGGTTTCAAAGTTAACAGCAGTGATAAACTAAATGTTGTGATTACAGATAATGGGCGTGATATTGATATTAATGCTCTTAGTGGTGGAGAAAAGGCCAGAGTAAATGTAGCTACGCTACTAGCCATTAGAAAACTAATGCAAACATTGAGTAGTAGCCGTATTAACCTACTAATCCTAGATGAAACCGTAGAAGCACTAGATGTAGACGGCAAAGAAAAGTTAGTTGAAGTGTTACTCAAAGAAGAGCACTTAAATACCTTTTTAGTTAGTCACGGTTTTACACATCCACTACTAGAGAAAATAAATGTTATCAAGCGTGCTAATGTATCTCGCATTGAGGGATGAGATGAGTAAAAAGCATTATGAAAAAATTATGAGTCGTCGCGGTAAACGCGTAGAAAAAGTGGTAGAACTACTAGAACAACAAGCACTAGATGATAGCGAACCAAAAACACTCTATATAGATAGTGATGGTAAAATTGACTGGGATAAGTTAGCTAAACACGTACGCGAGGCTACCAGTGGTAGATAGTCGTCAAAAGGGTGCACGCACTGAAACTATCGCACGAGATATGCTGCGTAAACATACCGGCTTAAATTGGGAAAGAGTGCCTGGATCAGGTGCTCTTGACCCTAAACATCAGCTCAAGGGCGACCTCTACGTACCTGGGCAAACTAATAGGTTTTGTGTGGAAGTAAAAGGCTATGCAGATGACCATATTAATAGTGGATTGTTAACGCACAAAACTCCACAGCTGATCGAGTGGTGGCAACAAACACAACGTCAAGCCCTACAAGTAGATAAATTACCACTACTTATATTCAAACATGATCGCAGTAAATTGTTTGTGGCTACTGTAGTATTTGACGATGACGCATTGTTGCAGAAGCGCTGGCTAATGTATAATGCCGACGATTATGAGTTTTATATCTTCCTGTTGGAAGATTGGCTTAACATAAGCACGATCAAATTTGTATCTTGACACGGCTTATCAACAGTGATATAATAATAGATTACACTCTAAAAAATGATATGAAACCTTTTACAGAATTTGAAACAACCGAAAAGACACTGATGATAGTCGATGCACTTAATCTTGCTTTTCGCTATAAACATAGTGGAGCCAGAGATTTTGCAGAAGACTACTTACGCACTGTTGAAAGCCTAAAAAAGAGTTATAAAGCTAAGTGGGTTATCATAGCAGCAGATCAAGGGTCTAGCAGCTATCGCAAAGCTATTTACCCACTTTACAAACAAAATCGTAAAGATAAGTACGATCAGCAAACCGAAGCTGAGCGAGCTGAGTTTGAGCTATTCTTTGAAGATTTTACCAAAACACTAGACTTATTGGCTGAACACTATCCAGTATTACGCTTTCAAGGTGTTGAGGCAGATGACATTGCCGCCTATATTGTCGGCAAAAAACGTAGATTAGCAGTTGATGAAATCTGGTTGATGAGCAGCGACAAAGATTGGGACCTATTAATAAAACCTGGCGTAGGGAGATTTAGTTATGTTACTAGAAAAGAAGTTACGTGGGATAACTGGAATGATCACTACGCATTTGAACCTGAACAGTATATTAGTGTTAAGTGTCTTATGGGCGATAGTGGCGATAATGTCCCTGGTGTGCCTGGTGTTGGACCTAAACGTGCTCAGCAACTTGTTGAAGAGTATGGTACTACCTGGGATATTATTAACAGTATTCCTCTACATGGTCGTTATAAATATATTGAAGCAATCAACGAAAACCGAGAGCAACTAGAACTTAACTATCAACTTATGGATCTTGTTACATATTGTCAGGATGCCATTGGCGTTGAGAATTGTAAACAAATTGATGAAATACTAGGACTAGCACTAAAGTGAAACAAAACATAGAATTTTTTAATATTAATCGAACCTATGATACCACTCGCGATGTAATGATTAAGCAAGTTGTAGAGTGTAGAGTAGATAACGCTGCATACCTACCAAAACGCGCTAATGCTACAGATGCAGGGGCAGACCTACGCAGCACGGAAAAGTGTGATCTCTATCCTGGCGAAACAAAACTTATTGATAGTGGTGTAGCGGTCAAAATTCCACAGGGCTTCGGCGGGTTTGTGTTTAACAGATCGGGACAAGGCTCAAAGGGAATTATTGTGCTTAACGGCGTAGGCGTTATTGACAGTGATTATCGTGGAAATATAAAAATCGCACTAAAAAATATTAGTGACAACAGATATACAATAGAGGTTGGAGATAGAATCGCACAACTGGTAATTATGCCAGTTATCTTATGTGATTTCGTCGACAGCTGGAACGATACAGAACGTGGTACTGGAGGATTTGGTAGCACAGGAAAATAGGAGTAATTATGCAGGTAAGTACAAGAGCACAAGTCATTACACGAAGAACATATAATAGACCTACCAGTGATGATGGCAAACAATTTGAAACATGGGCACAAACAGTTAGACGAGTACGTGATCATCAGCACTGGTTATGGGAGCGCATGGTAGGTCGTCAACTATATTTTAATGAAGTAGCAGAATTAGAACAGCTAGAACAATTAATGCTAGCTAGAAAAGTATTAATGAGTGGCAGAACTCTGTGGCTAGGTGGTACAAATGTAGCACAAACTCGTGAGGCGTCGCAATTTAATTGTAGTTTTACACAAATAGAAACAGTATATGATGTAGTAGATGTGCTATGGTTACTGCTACAAGGATGTGGTGTTGGATTTAAACCTATTGTAGGCACACTAAATGGATTCTCAAAACCCATTAAAAATATTCAAGTCATTAAAAGCCAACGAACAGCTAAGGGTGGACTTGAGTACAATGTTGAAACCTGGGATGCAGGTACAAAAACCTGGACAATACAAGTTGGAGACAGTGCCGAGGCATGGGCCAAATCTATCGGAAAGCTCCTTGCTGGCAAATATCCTGCTGATACTCTTGTGCTTGATTTTAGTCAGCTCAGACCTGCTGGTGAAAGGTTAAAAGGTTATGGATGGATTAGCAGCGGTGACAGTGCTATCTCAAAAGCTTATGTTGCAATTGCCAACATACTTAATGGTAGGGCTGATAGCCTTCTCACTAGGATGGATATTCTTGACATTGTTAATCATCTCGGAACGATCTTGTCCAGTC